GTGCAATATTTCTCCAATAAATGGTTGAATTGGACAAACCAAGTGTTTGTTGGTCATACCAGTCACTTACTCCCAAACCACCAGTAAATGTTGATGTTGTAATTCCAGAAGGATTGACAACATTAATAGATTCGGATGAAGTAAAGGAGAATGCGTTATTAGATTCGCCTGGGTTCTTATACTCAATTGGTTCGGAAACACCAGCAATTGTTACTCTGTCGGTGACTTTTACACTAACTTGTTCTCTGCCAACTTCTGTAATTATTCCTCTAATGAATCCTTCAAAATTAGTTACTACTCCACCACTTGCAAACTGTGCGGAAAGTCTTTGGGTAACTGCAAGTCCAACTGCTACGGTAGTTGGGGTGGTTACAGAAGTGTCTTGAGTAAAAGTAAATGATTCCCCAGACAGAACGGTGGTATTTGTGGATTCGTCACTTAGTATTAAACTGCTTGACCCAATAGAAACAATGTTTGTTCCTGCTACAAAAACTCCACTAACAATATTATCGCCAACAGTTAATGAAGATGTATTAATTCCAGTAACTAAATTTGTTGTAATTCCTAGATTTCCAGTCTTTGTTCCAATTGTTGTAGTAACTGTAGTAGTTACTGCCGTTGTTCCAATACCAGTGATTATTTGATCTGCTAATGAATCAATGGTGCAAACTTTTAATCCATTTGCCCAACTTCCAGGAGTTTTTGCTGCATATTCCCAGGTGGTATCATTAACGTGATTATTAGAGTAATCTTCGTCTGATTCAATTTTTAATGTTGTTAGTGAATCGGAGTTTGAATTGAGTAGTGTTGGTCCATCTGCTCTAACTACTCTCAAAACTCCACCATAGGATAAGTATGAAGATGCAGATAACCAATATTCATTTTGAGAATCAGTCTCTACTGGTTTTCCGAAAGTATTAAGTAAATCTGCCTCAGTCTCTACTAAAACAGGAACATTAACTGGTCCTTTTGCGAATGGTCCTGCAAAAGCACCAACCTGATCGGTTACCGCATCAATTCTTCCAATAGTTAAGTCAACTTCTCTTATTTTTACCCCAGGTGATACTAAATTTAACGCCATTTGTTTCCCCTCTTGAAGAAGTTCATTTAGTCTAAATGTATTTATAATTTGTACCCTTTACAGTGGGGAAATCGGTAGTGAACAATTACCAGTCTGGATATTCCCAACTACTTACTATTTTTGACTTTGTTTTTCTACTATTTGTAATCCTTTTAATTGTGCATAATTTACATTCATGTGAATATGCTGATGGAATATTTCCTCTACCCTTTCGTGTTAGGTAAAATCCATCCATTAAATCCTTTATCTCAAAGCAAACCCTACACTTTCTCTCGGTTAAAAAGACATAATCCAACTCAAACTGTTCTTCTAAGTCCATTTATCTATAGTCCCACATATAAGACATATCTCCGTATTCATCTGTATACCATCTGTCACCATCTTTATCTACGAAAGTTGTTTCCATTTCGGTTAATCCATCAGATATAAAACCAAAAGGAGACATATCCTGTTCGATTTGATTCTTCTGTTCGTCGTAAATTCTCTTACGGATATCATTATCGGTCATCTCCTTGAAATAAGGTTGAACGATTAACCAAGAGAATATTACAAGACACATTGCCAAGTCATCGTTGCAACCATCTTCTGCTTCAAATGATTGATTGCGTTGGATGAATGTTGTTAACTCACTAATGACATCATAATCTTTAATTATTACTTTATCATCCTCAATAATTGTCTTTAAGTTAGAGCATCCGACCTTCTTAACATTCTTGGACATCTTCACTCCAAGTTGAGACTTCTTGCCAGAGAATCCTTGACCAACTAGTTGTCCTGCACGACCCCTCATCGCACACATTAAAAGATTGCTATATTCCAAATCAAAATGAAGCATATTGGATACTTGTTCTCCAATATCATTGACCTCAACAAGAACATATGAATTGTTATATGCTCTTGCAACTTTATCAATAATTGAGGGGAATAGGATTGGTTTTATGTCATTATCTCTGTATTTTGCTACAAGTTTATATGGGAATGATGTAATATCAACAACTATAAATGCTGAATAATCCTTTCCAGTTCCCCTAGCAACGTCAACTGTCATCATATAGTTGTGGTCTTTCTCTGGATGCTCATAAACATCAAGACCTTTATTTGATGTCAATGGGTCTTCATAAACCATGGAACGAAGTTTTGCTGGTGCAATGAGAGTATCGACAGAACCTAAGAATTCGCATTCAAATTCCTGAGTAAACTGACGTTCCGAGGTGTTTCGTATCGTTTCTTCTTTCCACGCAGCATCTCTTCCTGGAACGGCACTCCAATGAACCTCAAGTGGGATATAACCATTTCTACCTCTCTCGGCATCGTGCCAGAGTTTGTAGAACATATTCATCCCGTTTGGAGTAGAGATGATAATAACTTTGGTTGATTTACCAGATGAAATGGTAGGATATACAGAACTAAAGAACTGTTCTGCAATATGGTTTGGAATGAACGCAAACTCGTCAAGGAAGATGATGTTAAATGAGTTTCCTCGAACAGCAGATGATGATGTAGATGCTGCTACAATTTTACTACCATTCTCAAGTTCAAGTGAACCTTTATTCCAAGAACCAACACCCTGCTGCAACCACTTGGGTAAGTTTTCATATGAAAGTTGCAATCTTCCCAAGAGTTCTCTAGCAGTCTCTGCTTTGTTTGCAAGAATTGCAATTCTTATGTTATCATTAAACAAAGCATAATGGAGAAGATACGAAACTACAGTAGTAGATTTTCCTGTCTGTCTAGGTAGTTTCGCAATATTGAATCGATTATTATGAAAGTTTGAAATTAATTCTTTTTGGAAATCATACATTTCAAAGGGAATCAAACCTTCATCAAGTGAAACAATCTTGACGTAGTTCATTGCAAAGTAAACTGGGTCGTCTTTGCACCTTAGGTATTCTTGAATTTGGTCTGTTGTAAATTCAATCTGGACGTTCTCTGCCTTAAGGTTTGGATTGCCCTTATAATGTTTTTCAGTCATAAACTATTAAAATTTAAACTTGCTAATGTTTCTTGGTATTTCAGGTGAAGCTTTACGTATGATTTCGCAATATTTTTAACCTGGTCAATATTCTCACAAGAATCGATTTCTCTTGCAATTCTTTCATATTCAAAGTTTTTGGTTAAGTTCTCAAGAACTATTTCACTTGGGTCCATTTAAATCTCCAGTAAATAAGAGTGGTTTTGTTGGGTCTTTTGTAGACGGATTGAAAGACAATACAGTAGCACCTGGGTATATTTTACTTACCTCGTATGATACTTGTTCTTTTGATGGTCTTGTGAATTGTGGGAAGAACATTTGAACTCCCATATACTTACCTCTCCAGTTTAGCATTATACTGTAAGTCGTGCCACGAGATTGTATCCTTGTATAGTTTTCTTTTACGGTATTTGATTTAATTGGTTCTGGTTTAATTAAATCAATGAACTCATATTCAGTTGCTTTGAATTCCTCTCTCCAATTTGAGTAATCATAACTTTCTTTTTTAGTCTTATTGCCCCAATTCTTTGCACCGACTTTACGGCACTTGACTAGAGCACCAGATGCATATGCAGAAGGCCAAACTTTATAACGAGACTTGACCTTTGTGTAGCAGGCATCCTTTTCTTCAGTTGCAACCATCTTTGCCTTTCCTTCCCTATCTGGATTTGGGTCTTGACGGTTTTTACGTTCGAATGCTTTCTGTTCTTCTTCATCTGAAAGTGCTGCCTTCATTTTACTAGAACCGCACTTTGGTTTTGTGGTTTGTCCTGGTTGTTTTGCACAGGGTTTTCCTGCGTATTTACCACCCAATTGAACCCAACCAGGGGTGCCATCAGAAGCACGACTCTTAGTAAACCAGTCACGCAGAGAACTATCACCACTCTTTGTTTCTTCATTGACTTTTTCTGCCTTTTTTAATCTTGTATAATAATCTGGCAACTCTTCTAAATGCTGAAGAGCAATCATTCTTGCCATTCTTTTATCGCCAGTATGCTCATGCTCAACTTTAATACCCAGTTTCAATTCTGGTTCTAAAGCAGCAACAGAAATCTTATGCTTTTTCGCAATTTCCTCTGGGGACATATACTTCTTAATAGGTCCCTTGGGGTCAGTTGCTTCTAGAAGAAATTGTGAAAAAGTTTTCATTTTAAGAAATAAGTTCTCTAATTATTTAGAATCCTCTATTTGTGTCATATTTTGTTTCAATAATTTTTGAAGTTCTGCAGTAGAACCAACAAATAAAGTATTATTATTGGTGATACTTTTTGGTGCAGATGGGTCTTCTTCTTTAAGTTTTTTCATCTTTTGTTGGAGGTCTAATAACTTATCGGTCGTATCTGCAACGTTCTTAATTAACTGACCTGCCACTTCAAATGCTCTTGGGGAATCAGATTGCTGCGCTATTTCAAGTATTCCATCTATTGCTTCTTGTCCTTTTTCAATAAGTGAATATAATTGTCCTCTTGTATAATCATAATCATAATCACTCTCATCATCACCCTTTTTTGGTGATTTAACTATTTTTGATGATTGAGAAACTATTTCTTTGGCAATAGGAGTTGCTTCTATCTCTAGTGAATCATTTATTGCATCAAAGTCATTTTTCATAGGTCAATACCTTTTCTTGCACTGAAAATTCTTCCATCCCCAAAATCAAATCTTTCCTCATCAAATCCAAATTCATCACCATATTCAATTAATTCTTTATCTGCGGAATTTATTACATTTACCGCATCCCCTTCTTCATGAACTGATGCCAGAGTATTATCTCTTGCTCTCAAAACATCTACAGTATTTCCATTTATACTCTTGATGAACATTTCTTCTGAATTAATCATAATGTATGTGTCGGCAACCAATGAAGAAGAATCTGCAACAATAATTTGCACATCATCCTCATCAACATTTCCTGCTAATACGGTAGTTGCATCATTATTATAATCTTTAATTGGTCTAGGTTCAGCAGTATATCTAAGTTGCCTTGAAGCGTTTGCCCTATCTGTATTGGTGTAGTAGTCTACTTGAACTTTTTTAATTAATGGAGATTTTGTATCTGCTATTGCTCCAAATATTGCTGTTTTTGCTGTAAAATTTAAAGTATAAACTAAACTTCTTCTTGTGGAATAATCACCCTCGTAATCATCACTCATTGAAATGCTTTCTAAAATTATTGGTATATCTCTTTTTTCTCCAATAGAATTAACCAAATCAACTGTTACGTTTAATTGTGGTTGAAAATATGGAAGTATTTGCTCTATAATTTGTAGCATATCATCTTGATATTTTGTCATAATACTAAGTTGTATGCCAATATTGTACGGAGCTGGCATATAAACTTGAACGGGACCAGTTCCAGTTTTATTTGCTTGAAATGTTTGTATTGTGGAAACCTTCCTTGACGAATCGTATTGAATACTCGTCATCTCAAATGACATTCTTGGTAAAGTTATTGCTACTCTATTTCTTGGATCTGGCTTTTCATCAAGTCTAGATAAAAACTTTTGAATAGGACCATATGCAATAGGGACTTTTATTAGGCTGATGTCATTATCAGAACCATCTTGGTGCCTAATTTGTATGTTATTAAATAGTGTCCCAAAAGAAATTATTGTTCTTTTGATTATTTCGTGGTATGTATATTTTCCAAACATTTCATTAATACGAATATATTATATTTAGAATTCCCCAAATGGATTTTTCTCTGAGAAATCTATAATATTTTCTGCCTGCTGCTCTATATTAATATTATCTGCGTATTTATCGTAAAGATTATCAGTTGTTACTGATAGTACTTTGTAACTTGCTGCAGCACCAACAACTGTTTCACCTAAAGCAAAATTACCATTTAACACAGAAACTTTTAATATTCTTGTATCATAGTTCCAACTCTTAACATATGCACTAGTTCCAGTAGATACTCCTCTAACTACTTCGTTAAATTCATAATCACCCGTGGAGATTCCTATTGGTGAATCAATTTGTATTGTTGGTGGATTTGCTGGAGATAAATGATAATTTGAACCAGCATTAGTAAATCTTACTGAGGTAACTATACCAGTGGAAGTTAAAACAACCTCTGCTGTAGCAGAATTTATTCCAGATAATGGGAAAGGTGAATTTGGATCTACAGGTCCAGAAAACTTAACTGTTGGGACACTTGAATATCCAACACCACCAGAATTTATTATCACTGGTGCCAACACTCCATTTTCAATTATTGCTGTTGCTATTCCTCCACTTCCAAATGAACTGTTGCTCTTTATGGTTATTGTTGGTGGAGTAGTATATCCAATTCCAGGATTTGTTATTAAAATTTTACTTATTGAACCTCTGTCTAAAACTGATATTCCTTCTGCTCTAACCCCAAAACCACCTGGTTTGGAAAATGTTACAGATGGTGGTGACTTGTAATTGCTTCCACCATTTAAAATATCTATTCTTGCAACTGATTTTCCTGAAATATTGGGATACAATGCTGTTGCAAGTCCAACTGTAAGAGATGCTGCGGAGGCAGCAGCTCCAACCATTTCTAAAGTTGCAATATATCCAAAATCTTTAACATTCTTGTCAACATCATCCAATCCAGTGTCAATTATCTCATCTTCATATTCAAATAGTTCGCAACGTAATTCATATACATAAAGATTATTTAATTGGTAGAATGGTGTTTTTGATTCTACATATTTAATTTCAAAAAGAGCATTATCTAGAGGCAAATATATCAAATCTCCCTCTTGTGGTCTTTTTGCAACTTTTATTGTTTCTTTTCCAAATAAACTTAATTTTGGAGTAATAAAATCCTCATATCTTTCTTTTGATATTATAAATGTTATTTGATCTGTACTTCTTACTCCGAATTTACTTAGTATGTCAGAATTTCCACCAAATCCATCAAACGTTGATATATAAGCCTCTAATCTAAAACTATCATCAAATTTTGAAACAATTATTTCTTTAATAATTTTCTTTTCATTAATAATTTTTCTGGGCATATATACAACATCTTGCCCATAAATTGATAATTGCTCATTAATTAAATCTTGTATTAATCTTTGTTCACTTGGTGAACCTTGGAGAAAATAGGAATTTAATGGTGTCATTATCCAATCATATCCATTGGTGGTAATTCGTATTCTGTCTTAAGCAATCTTTCTATTTCATCCAATTCCCTTACTGCGTCTTCGTATAGTTGTCTTCCATTTAGAGTAATTCCCCCAGGGAGCTGAACCCCAGTAAATTTAATCATATTCTGTCCCCACTGCTTTTTGATTAGGGCAGTCAAGTACCTTTTTAACCAATAGTCATTATAAATTTTTGGAAAATCATTAGGATTAACTATTCTATAGCAATCCATAATAATCCAAGTATCATCATCTACTTGTTTCCAATCGATATCAAGATAAAGTCGATGTTGCTTTTTATTGAACCTTAATTGAACATCTGGAGTTAAAATTCTACTAATATCTTCAAGGTGTGTTTTTACCATCGCATAGTTTAAAAGGTCCAATGCACCATAATAATATAAATCATTTAGAAAAATCTGATATTTAATGTTAAATAAACCGCTAGAAATTGTACTGGAATCTACTTTAAAAACATTATTGATTCCAATAATTGTATCTGGCAACGCAAGAAAATTTGTAGTTTCTTGAAATGAAACATTGGTCACACCTATTCCAGAAGTTCCGACACTAGTTTGTATGCCAGACCTTATTATGCTTTTTTCTTCTGCATTTAACTGGTGCTTTAAGTATACCCTCTCTATTCCATCAAAATGCCTTTCGTGAAAATATTGCAAGGCATCATCGACCAAATCACCGATTTGGTCATCATCGACATTTATCTCTAAAACTGGTTTTCCTAGTTTTCTGAGACAATATTCTATTAATCCTTGACGGGAATTTGGTGATGCCATTGCAATATATACACCCTATAAAACGTATTTATGCTTGTGCCTCTGACCAACGAAGAACAAAGTTTGCTCCAACTGTTCCAGTAGAAACATATGCGTTAATTGCAAGAACATCTGGACCATTCGGGAAAGTTCCCCTACCACCAATAGGTGTATTGTTGAGTTCCTTAAGTTCGGAAAGGTCTAGGGATGATGCTTGTGTTGCATTTGTAACAAAGGAGAAAACAGTTTCTCCAGGAGCAGCAGACACTGTATTGGCAGTAAATGTATAAGAAGTTCCAGATGGTCCTGAATTAACTGAGTTGGAGAACTGAATGTAGTTATTATTGTTATCATATCTAAAAATGTTAACAACACGAGTACCACCAGGAACTCCAGTGCCAGAAACAAAATAACCAATTCTAACGTTAGCAGTTGTTACTCTATTGAAAATTTGATATTGAGTAAAATAGTTTTGGAAAACACTATTGGTAGCAGTAATTGTTTCTGCACCACCTGACCAAACAACGTTTGATGAGTTATTAAGTTGTGCAAATGAAGGTTGTCCACCAGCACCCTGAGAAGTCAAATTAAACCAAATAACATCTGTTGGATTTTGTGGATAGTTTGATGGGTTTAATACACCTTCAATGATAACTGCCTGACCAGATGTACCAGATGTTGGTGTAAACTCAAGAGATTTTAGGAGCAATTGTGCTCTATTAATTAATTCTCTCTGACCCAAATCACCAGTAATAGCATTGGAAACACTAGGAGCAAGTCTAATCATGAATAAAGTCGATTTAACAGTAGTTAAAGTACCACCAACATATTGGTAGTTAAAGATGTAACCACGGTCAGAGTCAAATAAACCATCAGTTAAGAATGCGGAACCCCAGTGACTAATAATTGGGGTTGCAGTGTTACTTAAAAGAATTGCACCAGAACCCTTGGTATGTGCATCTGCTACTCCTGCAGTATAAGTTCTAAATGAACCAGATGAATAATTTCCAAATGAAGCAGATCTCGTAATTCCAGTCAAAGTATTACCAGTCTTTCCAGTATAGTTTATCAATTCGTTATCAACATATATTGTTCCAGATGATGGATACAATGAAGCATCAACTAAATCTATTGTTGTTTGTGTTGGTGTTATATTTGATGCTAATTTTGATTTTGGTCCCTCATTAATAACTTCATATCTAACTGGTAAGTTACCAGATCTCATATATGCTTCTGTATTTGTATTATTATTCTTTAATCTATGGACAAATAAGTAATCACCATTAGGACCACGCAACATCCAATCAATAAAACCAGCACCATACCAAGTATATTGGAATCCAATCATCTGCATCTTATTGATTTCAATTTCATAACCACTAGCACCAGTTCCATCTGCCCTATCAATATTCCATTGTGTTTGGGGAATAATAATATCCTGAATTAAAGCTGCTTTTGCTCCAGAAATAGAACTTACTCCCCTAAAATCTGGAGATACGGTAATACCATTATTTCCAATAATTGTTGTAACAACATGAGTCATTCCTCTAATGACAATTCTATCACCGACTACTAATTGGTCTGCAAATCTTGTATTCGAACCAATTATTAAATTGGAGTCTGGGGTGGCAGAAATTGTTCCAGCAAGTTGGAAAGTCGCAGACCTCAACCCAACTGCTAAATTAATTCCATCATATTGCCAAAAAATTCCATTTTGATCATCAAATGCACCAGCACGAACAGTAGCACCTTTCCATTTATAGAGTGACACTGTTGGTGGTCTACCTAATATTGGACTTGTTGACTCTAATGCATTGGTTGCCAATACAGTGAATGTGTTTTCATTTATTACACTATTGACAGTATAGTGTCCATCATATCCTGGAGTCTCAATATTATTAATTTGAACTTCTGCCCCAACCTGAAGACCATGTTCGGTATCATCTGTTGTTACAGTAATGACACTTCCAATTGATGTTGATGCAGCAGAAACACTTCTTATATCATAACTTGGTGCAAATAATGCACCAGTGGTGTACATTACACCCTTACCAGATTGATATCTAATATATTTTTTAGATTGACGAACCGCATGTGCTCCATGCGCTGGACCACCAACACCTAACTGAACACCACCATCAAATGGTCTATGAACATAAAAACAATCTGGTCTTGGGAAAATTGTACCAGCAATTCCAGCAGCACTGACAGATCCAATTGTTCTTGCATTAAATACCAGTGAATTTGTCGTTGGTGTACTATCAATAACAAAAGGACCAGATGCCAATGAGTGTCCAGCTCCAGCAGAAGTTATTGTTGAGGTAATTGTATCCCCTGGAACAAGTCCATGTGCATTTGGGAATGTAACTTGGAATCTTGCTAAAGAAGAATGAGAAATAGAAGTTCCGTCCGAAACTGGTGTATTGGTTAATTCGGAAATTGCAACTGATGGGAAGAAATTTAAAACTGCACCAGTATTTGGAACTCCAGATGCTACTACAGTAGATATTCTTCCTCTAGTTGAATTATCTGGAACTGTAGTTGAAACTGTAATTAATAAATCATTTGCTGGTGTTGTTCCTCCCAATAATGTTCCTAAAATTTTAAATTGATATCCTGGAAAATACCCAACTCCTGGAGAATCTGGGGTGACTATATATCCACCTGAAGATTTTGTGATGTCAAATGTGGCACCAGAACCACTAAAAGTTCCAGAAACACCAGTATATGAAGCATTTCCAGAGAAAGCAGTTCCAGCAACAGTAAATGCAGTAATACTACCATTAGCATCGACAGTAGTTACTGTAATAACTAAATTATTTGTTCCTGATACTCCTCCCAAAATGGATCCATCAACTGTTATTGTATCATTTGCTGAGTATCCAATTCCAGTTGATGTCTGTCCTGTTTGGAAGTTTACAGTATAAGATGCACTTCCAGACCTGTAGACACTGAATATTGCACCAACACCGTTACCATTTGTTACTCCAGTTACATCTGGGTAAGTTCTATAGCTTGGTACTGCAACTCCATAAGCATCATCTGCAATTACAGTAGAATTTGTTATTCCATTATAATTCAAAAGCAATTTAGTGTAAGTATCTGGATAGAATGGAGAACCAATACCAAATACTTCTATACTTGGTAAGCTAAAGGATGACCCACTATACCTTGAAGTTCCGATAGAAAATCTAGTTGCATCTAAATGACCAAAAAATCCAGTAGTACCATCAAACGAATTGCCAATTTTTACCTGAGACTGTGGATATGAATTGGTATCCTCATACACAGATCCCTCCTGAACTCCATTTACATATAATCTTGTTGATGTTCCTGATCTTGTTACTGCAACATGAGTCCAGGAGTTTGCAGTTATTGATGTGACTCCAACAATTCTCTCTGCCCCATTTACGTAGTAGGATAAGAAATCCAAAGACGTAATTCTTAGCATTGGAGCAACAGATGGTTCTGCTGTCCTCATATCAAATAATACCTCTTGAGAACCTACTCTATTTCTATAAATCCAGGTCTCAAAGGCAAAATCAGAAGTTTGTATTTCAAAATCTACATTTGAACCAACTACTAAAGAATCTGCTGCGGATAACAGAGTTGGATTTAATAATAAAGAGGAAACCCCCCACCTTTTTTGAGATTGGGATATTATCGCATCCCCAAGAACTGTAACACTTTTTGAGGTTGTGAATGTTGTAATTCCTTGGGTTCCATCATCTATACCTCTAATGTGGACAACTAAATCGTTGTCCGAGTTTCCACCCAAACTGGAACCTGGAATAATTAATCTTTGATTATTTTTATATAAAAATCCAGGGTTATTTAAATTTACTAAATATCTTCCTTCAGTTCTATCTACATTAAAGGTGGCAAGTTCTCCTGTGCCAAAATTTTGTGGTGTCGCAGATAATATACCAACATTATTAGAACCACCAGAAGCATTGACTAGATATGGGTTTGAAAGAGTTATTTGATTGCCAGTAATATTAGTTACAAATGTTGCATGTCCTGTTCCATCACTTACGGCAGAACCAACTTGAATTCCAGAAACACTGGTAACTACAAGTGTATTTGACGGTGCAACAACATCCTCAAGTAATGTAGTTGTGGCAGTATTAGTTGTAATTCCTGTTACTTGTGTTCCAGATGGAATTCCACTGGCAGTTAAAGGAGAACCAAGAATTGCATTATTTACTCCAGTATATGCAATTCTACTTGAATCGGAACGTGTAATAAATTTAGAAGTGAATGAACCAGTGACACCGTTTGAAAGTAGTGAGTATGTGGGAGATCCAATTGCTGCTCCAGTATAAAATCCACCTTTTCTTAATTGACTATATGGAGCATACAAACTTGCAGTGGGATCACTAGTACCCACTTTTCCTTTTGCATAATAAGTAAATGTATTTGCGTTTAGAACTGCCTCTACTATAAATGAACCTTCTGCTCTTGACGAACCAGCAACAGTTTCTAAAAGACCGAAAATTCTAAATGGTTGTCCAGGAGTAAATCCATGAGGTTCGTTTGTTTGTACTGTAATAATTGATGCACCAACACCACCAGATGATTGGCTAGCATCTGTTTGCACATTTGATATAGAAACATCAGAACCTGGAACTTCAAAAGTACTAGGATACCCTCTTAGGTGATCAATTGTTTGCCACTTTGTTGGTTGGATTCCATATTCAAAGTCAGCATCAATCATAGATTGTGGGGTTGCAACCCTCATCCTTTCTATAGCATCAGTTCCAAAATTATAAGGTCTAAATCTTACTTCTTCATCCTCAATAAAAATAGTTAAAGAATCAGTTGCCAACTGGTCACTAGTATCAAACTCAAAATGTATAGTAGTTACACCATTGGAAATTGAAGATGCATATGGAAACTCAGCACTATTTCCAGGAGTAAATTCTACAATACAAGGATTATCTGGGTCTGCAAAATTATAAAGAATTTTGTTTCTTGTCACATTGACAATCATCAAAATCTGATTTTTTCTTATTTTATCTAAGATTTTTACATTTCCAGACCCAGCAACTCCAGGTGAAAAAACATAATCTCTAATCTGTCTCTTAGCCATTTAAGAATATCTCCTTGTGGTGCAAATTAAGAAAGTGCTATTGCCATTACAATTGCCTTTGTATCAACATACTTTTTATTGGTAGCATCAAAATCAGAAGTTGCAGTACCGACATTTATAACTTTATTATTTAGTGCGTTAATTGTTGAACCAACACTTAAAGACCCACCTATAGATGCATTATCATTTATTGAAATATTTTCTGATAGTGATAGATTTGCAATATCATTAACTACGGTCAAACTTAAATTTTTATTTGC